CCCACACTAATGAAAATGGTGACCCAAAGTATTGTAAGATGATAGGACAACGTGCCTCTGTTATTATTGACTTGCATCGTGATAAAGAAGCTGACAGTATTGAGGAACGAAACACGACCTACTTAAAGGTTGAGAAGAATCGACCATGCGCAGAAGAGGGTCATGCGGGTAAGTTACGATTTAGCACCGAAACATTTACACTAAGGGAGATACACTAATATGCCAAGAATAGTTTTTTCAACGGGGTGTAAATAATGAACACAGTATTTGACATTGAGACAGATGGACTAGACCCTACGTTGATACACGTAATGTCTTGGTCTAATGACTTTGGTGAGGTTAGGTCAACTTATGACTACGACGAAATGCGACATGTACTTCTTAATAGCCCCACTCTGATCGGTCATAACATTATTCGTTATGATATCCCCGTAGTGGAAAAGATACTGGGTATTAAGATTGTGTCGCGTCTCATAGATACGTTAGGGTTGTCGTGGTATCTTAACCACTGGAAAACAAAGCATGGACTATCTGAGTATGGTTTGGAGTATGGTGTTCCAAAACCTAGTATAGATGATTGGGAGAACCTAACACCAGAAGATTATAAGCACCGCTGCCAAGAGGATGTACGCATCAACAATGTACTGTGGGATAAACTAAGCTACAAGCTGAGGAAGCTATATAAGGAAGATAAAGATCGTGACAGACTGGTAGACTACCTGACATTCAAGTTGCAGTGTGCAGCCTCTCAGGAAGCCCTACGGTGGAAACTGGACGTGCCCAAGGCAGAGGATCACCTAGCAGAGTGGGAAGCCCTTAAAGCGGAGAAGGTTGAGTTACTGGCCGACGCCATGCCTAAGAGGGGTATAACAGCAGTTAGGACTAAGCCAAAGGTTATGGAGAGGAAAGATGGTTCTATATCAGCACTTGGGGAGAAGTGGATAGAATTGTGTAAGGAACAATTACAACCGCCAACCACACAGTCTATAACGGTCACCACAGGTTATGAGAGAGCTAACCCTAACTCTACAGATCAAGTCAAGGACTGGTTGTTCTCACTGGGCTGGGAGCCACGTACCTTCAAGTTTATGAAGGATAGAGTTACTGGTGAAACTAGGGAGCTAGAACAGGTACGAAAAAACAGTGAGCTATGTGAATCAGTTAAAGAGCTTGCAGGAAAAGAGGAGGCTATAAACTTACTAGATGGTCTCAGCGTATTATCTCACCGGATTGGTGTTATAAAGGGTATGATTACCTCTCACCGTGACGGTTACGTTAAGGCTACAGTAGCAGGTCTTACTAATACGTTACGGTTCAAACATGCAAAGCCGTTGGTTAACCTGCCAGCGATAGACAAGCCTTACGGAGCAGAGATACGTGGTTGTCTTACCTGCCCAGAGGGATACACGCTGTGTGGTGCTGATATGACATCCTTGGAGGATACTACTAAGCGTCACTACATGAAACCACTAGACCCAGACTATGTTGAAGAGATGAGCCGTGATGGCTTTGATCCTCACTTAGACTTAGCCCTACACGCAGGGGCCATTACTCAGGATGACATGGATAAACACAATAGTGGAGAGCTATCATTGAAGGCCCTGCGTAAGAACTACAAGGTGGTCAACTACAGTGCTACCTACGGTGTAGGCGTAGCTACCCTGTCACGTACTACTGGTATGCCCAGTAAGGAGTGTAAGACGCTCTTAGATGCCTTCTGGTCACGTAACTGGTCAGTAGAACAGGTAGCCTCTGAAGTAGAGACAAGGCAACTATTTGATACTGTTTGGTTGAAGAACCCTGTATCTAAGTTCTGGTATAGCCTACGAAGTGAGAAGGACAGGTTTTCTACTCTTAATCAGGGAACTGGAGTGTTCTGCTTTGATAGCTGGGTTGCTGTTTGTCGCAACAATGGGGTAGAAACGGTAGGTCAGTTTCACGACGAGATTATTGCCGTTGTTAAGAAGGGAGATGAAGGTAAGATAAGAGAAACGATGGTTAGTGCTATCTGCAAGGTTAATAGAAAGTTAAGCCTAAACGTACCACTGGGAGTAGACGCTCAGTTCGGAAAAACATATGCGGATATACACTAGAATATTTATTTTTATTTTACCCCCACACTTGGGCTAAAACCGACGTTATATATAGATACCAAACAAAGGAAAACTCGACATGGCTAAATATGAAATGAACATGGTTCTTGAATATGCAAAAGTATTTAAGGAAAACGTTGACATGGGTTTACCAGATGGGCCTCGTGTAGCACAGGCTATCTACGCATTTGGTGGGCAGTACATTGTTAACGGTTACTTCACCGACCAATCTCAGATAGATCAGCTTTTGGAAGAGGGTATGGACCCAATGCCAATGAACAACCCCCGTGTATTAAGTGGGAATGAAGACTTTGGTATCGGTAAGTTTATGAAGATCAAAGTAAAGGTAACAGACCCTAAGACTTTTACCGATAGTAAAACGGGAGAGCCAGTAACTATAGACTACGGCGGGACACCAAAGGTTGTTGACTTACGTGAAGGACGTGAGAATAAGAGAATGTGGTCCTACGAAGACGATGGCGCTCTGGGCAACGGAACTAAAGCTGTGGTTATGTTTGAGACATACAAGCAAGGGGTAGGCATACGACTATCAAATATCGGTGTTACAGAGCTTGTGCCTTGGGAAAATATGGCCCCTGACTCAGTAGACCCAGACGAAATTCCATTTTAAATAGGAGAAGACCCCAATGAAGATAACTCTTTGCACTAACTTCGACCCAGAAGAACAAGGCTATGATGGAACAGTTTTGTTTGAGCGGGATAACTTGGAACTACTAACAGAGCTAGGTCAATTATTTGCAGAGTTCGCTGTTGCAAGTGGTTACACATATGTCAAGGCAGTAGGTTTTGAGTGTGACAATGGGGATATGATCTGGGGTGACGAATAATGGAAATGGGGAAAGTTATAATCGACGGGGATATCCTTGCCTATCGTGCGGCTTTCTCCACGGAGTCTATGGGGTCGAAAGATACTAGAAGGAAGGTTGACGAACTTATAGACTTCACCTTAGAAAAGACCTGCGTTTTTTCCTGCCCAGACGATTATGTCGTGTACCTCACAGGCAAGGGAAACTTTAGGTTTGATATAGCAAAGACTGCGGTATACAAGGGTAACAGGAAAGGAGTAGATAAGCCTCGTCATCTACAGGTAGCCAGAGATCACATGGAGAGCAAGTGGGGAGCCATTATAAGCCAAGGTGAGGAAGCAGATGACCTCATAGCTATCGAAGCTTGTAGGTTACAATACAAAGTTTGTGTGGCCTCTATAGACAAAGATATGCTACAGATACCCTGTTGGCACTTTAATATTGTTAGGGGGGATTTAACAAAGGTTACCCTAACTCAAGGTATGGTATTCTTCTACACTCAAATCTTAACTGGGGATAGAGCGGACAACATCATAGGTCTACACAGAGTAGGCCCAAAGAAAGCTGCTAAACTATTAGGACGAGCAAAGGCTGAGTTTGACCTGTGGGATATTGTTGTTAAGGCTTACGATGGTGATGAAGACAGGGTGATTGAAAACGCCAGACTACTCTGGTTACGTAGGGAAGTAGGTGAAATATGGTTACCACCAAGAGTAAGATACGACAACACGCAATAAAGAATGGTTACCGTTCTGGTCTTGAGGATAGTATATCTAATGATCTTAAAGAGAGGGGTGTAGTATTTGAGTATGAGACCTTAAAGATTAAGTGGGTCTTACATAGGATCAAGAGTTATACTCCAGATTTTATCTTACCTAATGGCGTCATAGTGGAATCAAAGGGACGCTTCGTTACAGAAGATAGAATGAAGCACATAGAGATAAAGAAGCAACACCCAGAGCTTGATATAAGGTTTGTCTTTAGCAATAGTAGGTCTAAGATTCGTAAAGGATCAACTACAACTCTTGGTATGTGGGCTGAGAAGAATGGCTTCATGTACGCAGATAAAAGGATACCCGACGAATGGCTTTTAATACACACAGGATTCTGAGTGATGGCCCTTTCCAGTTTGACTTTGACGAAAGGGATGATAACTGGTATTTACTGTGCGAGGTATTTGACCAAGAGGGAAAGTTGCACACGGAAGAAATACCCTTCTCTAGTATGGACGCAGCTTACCAGTACAAGAAGACTTTTGATAGTTCTGAAGAACTTGTAAATAGAATGAGAGAGCAAGAAGGGTTTTATAATGTCTAAAACTGCTATTGTATTTAGTTGCGCTCACAGCGATCCCGATACCAGCAACGAAAGGTTTGATTGGCTTGGAGAGTTAATTTATGAAGTCAATCCTAACTACATTATTGACCTTGGTGATGGGGCCGATATGCGCTCTCTTAACACTTTTGACACTAGATATCCTGAGTCTATTGTTAGTCAAAGTTATGAACAGGACATCGAACAGTATAACAATGCAATGGACAGACTGAGACGAAAGCCTAGCACCCGTAAATACAAGAAACCAGCTTGGTTTGGGTTTGAAGGTAACCATGAGAACCGTATTAAGAAAGCTGTTAGACAAGACCCTAGACTTGAAGGCTCCAAGTATGGGATATCATTTAACCACTTACAAACGGATTACTGGTTTGACGAATACCACGAATACGAAAACACTGCCCCCTCTATTAGAGATTATGATGGCGTCTCATACGCGCACTTCTTTAGCTCTGGTAACTTTGGTTCTGCTATGTCAGGGTTGCATCATGCCAATAGCCTATTAGCCCACCGATATAAAAGCTCTACTTGTGGTCACAGCCACAAACGTGACGTTAAGTTTAAAGACGCTGCTGGGGTCATAGGACTTGTGGCAGGGTGCTTTAAGGGTTCAGAAGAGGGTTGGGCAGGACAAGCTAACCTAGACTGGTGGAAGGGTGTCGTGATTAAGCGTGAGATTAGTAACGGAACCTATGAGCCAGAGTTTGTTTCCCTCAAGAGGTTGAAAGAGTTGTATGGGTAAGCGTAGTGACTTTGATAGGGTGCCAAGGGACTACTACCCTACCCCCTTAGCTGCCGTTGAGCCACTAATACCTCACTTGCCTTATGCCTTTGACTACGTAGAACCCTGTGCAGGAGATGGTCGTTTAATAGTTCACCTAACTAAGC